CCCATAGTGAAATACTATATTCAGAGACATTAGATAAAGCAGATATTACCCCAGCGTTAATATACTGACTACTTCCATCAAATGAAAGCGAATAGTTCGATTGCTTACTCTTGTTTTCTTCGTTAGGTAAACGCCATTGTCTATTTGTAAACTGTGTACTCATAATTAATCTCCCATTCTATTAAAATATTTCAAATTACTTGGTTCAATAGTTGACAAGTCCTTAGTTAGTCCAGCTGAGGTTGCGTTGTATATCTCCGATACTTGTGTAGATGTTAGAGCTGTATCCCAGATTCCTACTTCGTCAATACTTTTAGCTCCATTTACTGCTGTTGTTTTTATTCCGCCAATAACCAAAACTGAACTTGGAGAAACTGGAGTTGAAGCTGGTATTGTACCTGTAAAAGTTAATATTTTTTCACTTCCATTTAAATAAATCTTTAACCTGTCAGAATTGCCAGTTTGTGTTCCATCAAAAACTATGCTAAGGTGATACCAAGTATTAGCCGAAATATTACTTGAAAAAGGAAAATAACCAGCTACCCAAGCTGTGTTGCCAATAGCAAAATATAAATTAGAAGCATCTGACTCAATAAGAGTGCCGCCATAACCATCAGTCCAGTATCCAAAAATACTTTTAGCACCTATGGTTTTAAAATCTACCCATAAAGAAATTGTAAAAGAATTAATATTTTCTAAAGATTGTAACCTGCCTGCGCTTATGTAATCTGTACCATCAAAGCTCATACTGTAATTATTAGCAATGGCAGCCAAAGCAATATCTACTGTCTGAGTAGATGTGTTTGGACAAACACTTGAACCACTTGACGTAGTATCATAAGTAATAGTATGACTCGCGACTGTTGAAGCACTTAAATCTATTTCACCAGTAGTTGAATTAATTACTAAACCAGTAGTTCCGCTAAACGTTCCACCTGTTAAACCTGTTATAGTTGGTGTTGGGTCTGCATCTGTTGGTTCAAAACTACTTGCAGAATAAGCAAAAGCAGCATTATCAAGATTAAGTATTACAACAGTAGCTGTTGCGGTATCTGCATCTGTATCTGTATAAGTAACAACATAAGAACCAGCAGTTGATGTATTAGTATTTATAACACCAGTATTTGTATCAATTATAAGACCAGCAGTAGATGCAAAAGTCCCTGAACCTGTATTATTAGTAACTGTTGGCTGTGGTGTGTTTCCACTATCATCACAATAATTATCAGCACTATAAGAAATTGATAAAGCAATAAGACCTACAATATCAGTTTGACCAGCATAACTATTTTTTTGAGATTTACCCCAATTATTAGTTGCACTACCAGCAGCTTGCCCCCAACCTATGTTGTTATTTGCTGCACCTTTACCCCAAGTATCACTCATTTCTTTTTATTTTAAAGTACCCAACTTTGATTTTCTGCAACATCATCTGGATACATATCCGATTGTGTATTACTGTAATATTCTGGAAAATTTGCAGGTGCTATTCCACTTGTCATATAATCCCTAAATCTTCTCGTGTAAAATTGCGCTGTACTTTCTGACTTTTGTATTAAGTAGTCAACGTGTTCTTTTGTTAATGCTGTGCTATTTTCAGGATTCTTTGTGTATATACCACCATTAGCAATATTAACACCAGCGTAAGGTAAATATTCAACTAAACTCCAGTGTAAAAGCATATCTTTTATATAGTCATTTAGTAAAGATAAATATGGGTCAACTAATGTATTAGCAACAATCTCAGCTTGTATTTTATTATATAAATCAGTACCAAGATAATTCTGTATGTGAATGTCTTGCGCTTGATTTATAAATGGTAAGATTTTGTCATTGTCAATATTACCATTAGCAGCAGTAAAAACTGATATATCGTGTCTAGTTACAAATAGTGCTTTACTCATTTCTTAAAACCTTTTTCATTCCAATACGCGGCAGTATAGCCAGCATATTTCATATTTTTTGGTGCAATAGATACTTTCTTTGCATTTGTTTGAGGTTTAAAACCTCTTTTAATAGCTTGTGTTGTGCTTATTGCTTCGCCTAAACTTCTACCACCTTTTTTAGCATAGAGCTTTCTTGTCCATCTGTGGTTACATCTTGCGCCGCCTTTCCATAACCAAATTGAATAGGTATCAGAACCGCCTTTTCCAAAGCCAGCATTAACAGGTTTTTTGCCCATTTCAATAATATCTTCTTTACGATATACTTTTTTAGCAGCTATCATTTTATCGCAAAAATCTCTTGAACTTTGAGCTGGGTTCGGTGCTGTGTCATACATATATCTAACTAAAAACTCAGTTTCTTTTTCACTTTCTTTTTTTGATTTACCATCTTGTTTGCTATCTCTGTAAGGTTTTGCACTTCCTGTACTTGCAAACTCTTTTTTAGTAGTTTTATTTATTTCAGTAACTACAAAATCAAGTTCTTCTTCTAAATCGTAATCAACTTCTTCGCTGTGTACAAGTTCATATTCTTGCAATAAATCTTTTTCATTAACACCTAAATCAATCAATTCATCTAAAGCAGTTTTTTTAGCATTAGCAGCCATTAACTCAAGTTCTGTGCTTTCTTCTTCTTCGTCCTTAATTCCAGTTTGTTCTTCAACCGCTTCTTCACCTTCTACATTTTCTAAATCCATAAACTCTAACGGTTCAATAGTTTTAAAATAAAGATTTAAACTAATATCATTAACCGATAAAATCGTTTCTAAGCAATCAATTAAAAGGTTTTGGTATGGTTGTATAACAACGTTGTTAAAAAGGCGTGAGGCGTTCTCTATTTCATCAGCATTAGAAGAAAAACCATTTGCAGAAGATAACCCAAGTAATAAAGGTGAAGTCACTCTGTGAGTTAACATAATCTTTCTTGAACATTCTGTACTTAAATATTCATAATGTTGCGGTGCATTATCAAGTGGTATATTTTCAACACTTGTTTTGCTTTCAGCATTATTGTTAAATGCGACAATTACGCGTTCTCCATAACTGCCTGTGAGCTTGTTCATCACATCATTCTTAATAGCTAATTGTTTCTCGCGATCTGGCACACCATTGTTAAAATTTACAACCTTTGTACCACTGAAGCCATTTTGAGTATCGTTAATTAAATAACAAGCAATTTCATTTTCAAGCGTTGCGTAAGCTGTATTATAATCTGCAGGTGAATAGTAGTAAAAACCAGTTACATATCTTTTAATAATATAAATTTCATTTTGCGCGCCACTACCGAAAACAGGAAACTTTTTTAGTTTAGTATTTTTAGTAACTTTTGACCAATCAGCAGAATAAAAATAATTTTTTACTTCGCCTTTATCATTCATTTTTTCAGCTCTTAGCGTTTCTCTTGGAAAATGCGTTATTGATGATATTTTAGAACCATTATAAGTAATTTGAAAAGAAGCTTCGCCAAGTAATTTTAAATCTTGACAAACATTTCTTAAATCGTGCGACTTTATTAAACTTCTCATTTGAGCATATTGCTCTGGCTTTTGCGATGAATCAGTTGCATCTAATCCTTTACCATAAATCTGATTAACAACACCATTTATTACAGCATTGTTTGTAGTACTGTCCATATAAGCATCAATTAAACTTTGGTAATAATCATTATTATCACCTATTGAAACCCAGTCCTTGTTTCTTTCTTCTGTAATTGTTGGCCGCTCGTATTGATTTAATTGTATTAAGTGTAAGTTATCCATAATATACAAATTTGTTATCTCCTGTACTTTGTTCTATATAAACTCCATTACTGATTGAGTAATCTGAAAGCGTTTGATCTGAACAGTACATTTTATCTTTAAAAATTATTGCGTTATCTGTTGTATTCGTGATTGTAATAGTATAGTAATTATTTTCAACTAATGCTTGTGTAGTTGAATATTGGTAATAGTAATCCAGTTCAGAAAATGTTGCTGCATTATCTGTTAAAATAACTTTATTTTGAGCTTCTGACTTTATCACTAATTTATAAGTTTTACTTCCTGAGATAGTTTCTCTTGGTATAAAGTTAATAATTCGTGTGCCACTTGTAGTTAATATTTGCATATTTTTAAATAAAAAAAGAGGTGGTTAATCACTCCCACCTCTCCAATCAAACTATATATTATGAATCACACAATTAATTTAATCGCGTATTTTTTAACTATTTGTTCCCACAGTAACGGTAACAGTTGCAGAACTCATTCCAGCAAAAGGATCAGCAGCAGTTCCGCCAGCAATAAAGTTAGCTGGTTCAAGCTCTTGTCCTGTAAGTGTTAATGTATAACCGCTCATATCGCCAAAAGCAGTACCTGTAGCAATTGTTCCACCAGTAACATCCATTCCGTGTTCTAAACCGCAAAGCATAAAGTTCCCATTTCGGTCTTCTACAGCTATGTGGGGTCTTCCGTATGCCATTAGTTTCAATTCTACGTTATCTTCCTTAGATAATTTAGGTAATCCTAAAGTTAATGTTTCTTCAAAAAAGGTTGTTCCGTTTTCTCTTGAACTGGTTATTGCAGTTTCAAGTGAATTAGTGCCTTTTAAATCGTATTGAAAGCAAGTAAATGTTCCAGATAAATCAGTAATTTCATCAGCAGTTTTTGTTACAGTTCCTAAGTCGCCAAAGTCAACGAACCAAGCTCTAACTATACCACCAATTACGTCTTTACACGGTACTTTACGTCCTTTTGTTAAATCGCAAGCCATTTGTTTTTAATTTAAATTAAGGGAGCATTACAGCCCCCTTGTTATTATTTTATTTCTTAAGCGTGGTAAAGAACAATGTCAGAACCTATTCCGTAATTTACAGCACTTGTATATCTCATTACAACTCTAACATTCTGGCTTCCGTCAAGGTCAGCCATATCAAGAACTTTAACTTCATTCATATCATTTAGTAAACCAGTACCAAAATATAAGTTACTTCTTTGAGCAGCCATTGCTGTATCGTCATTAAGACCATTAGCAACGAATAATTTAACACCATCAAAAGAAAGTGCGCCATCACCGTACCACATATGAGATTGTGCATTAACACCACTATTAGTAGCAGCGAATCCACCTAAAGCTCTTACATAAGCTCTTGCAATGTTTTGTGAAATGTAAATATGTACATCTTCTTTACCATAAAGAGCAGCTGGAATTGAATCAACAATTTCGCCTAATTTAGCAACAACATTAGCTGCATCTACAGCAGCGTGGTTTGGTGCATCAATTACATCAGCATCAGCTAAAGCTAAAGTTACAAGGCCATCAAATTCGCCAGCGTTAGCATTAGCGCCTTCCCAAATATTCTTTTCAGTTTTTTCAGCTACTAAACCAGCAACGTGGCCAATAATAAAATCTGAAAATTTAGGTGGTAAGTTATCAAAAGCAGAAATTCCCATTTGCACAGCTTCCCAGTCCGATTGGAAATCTTGCTTGCAAAATTGTAAGTTTACTTGAAATTCCTCTGGTTGTAGTAATCTCTCAGTTAAAGTTACAGTTGCAGTTGCATCAAAATCACAAGAAGCGTTTTTAATTACATTTGCATCAGTAGCAACTTTTTTCATTGTAGATTTATACTTGATATTTGGCATTACTTCAATGCCTCCTTTATCAATAGTGTTTGCAGAAAGTAAAGCACTAGAAATGTATTTTCCAGCAAACTCTCCAGCATACGTTGTAGTTATGTTAGTGGTTGTAGCCATTTTTTATTTATTAATTATTGTTAAAAATTTTATCAAAAACCCTGTCTCTAGTTGTTTTTACTCTATTAGCTGATATTTTAAAATTTATTTTATTATCAACTATAGCTTCAGGATTATGTTTTACAGGTTCAGGAGCAACAGCAGAAAGTTCTTCTTTTGTTTCTTCAATTACTTCTTCCTTCATTTCTTCTTTGTCACCAAGTTTTTCTTCAATCATTGCTTTGATCTCATCAACAGCAACTGCAAATTCTTCTTTAGTAACGTATTTCATTTCTTCTTTTTCTTCTTCTTCTAAATCAGTTTCTTCTTCTTCAACTGCTTCTTCTTCTTCAGCAGCTTCTTTAATACTGTCAATTAAACCTTCTTCTGTAACAACTAAAATTTTGCCTTCTTCTAATTCATATTCACCAACAGGTAAAGCAACTTGCTCATCATCTGTTTTTATAAATATAGATTCACCAGCTTCAAAAGATTCTGCAACAAGTACAGTACCATTTTCTAAAACCATTTCAGCCATTTCAATTTTATTTTCAGAAAGTTCAACTTTTTCACCAACAATATTTTTTATTTTGTTTAGTATGTCGTTTGCTTTCATAATTTGAGTATATACCTATAAACGTTTGAAAAGCTTTACTGTTATATTTTTTTGCAACTTTTTTTTTTAAGATGGTGATTTTGTTATGTTTCCTATGCCTTGAGCTTGCAAACTTCCGTCGCAACATTTACTGCTGTATCTTTTACCATCTGGACAAATACAACCGCGTTTAGTGTTTTTAGGCGATGTATTACTTGGTGTTTTAAATCTTTTACTTTTCATATTATTTCTTTTTAACGCAATTAGGTCTTTTTTTTCCGTTTATAGTTTGCCAACCCTTTTGTTCATATCCATCCCAGCAAGGTGATTTAGTTTTTTTACCAGCATCAATTATATGTTTTTCGCAAGGCATATACCATTCTTTATCTTCAAACTCGTGTATATGAAAACCTTCACAACCTATATTTTTAGCCATCTGTTCTGCTTTCTCTTGCGTGCTATAAGCTAACCTGTCATCAATAATAGCAAAGGTTTCATCAACTACCATAGAAGAAAGATCAATTTCACCAAGTTCTTTTAACTTACTTCCTGACCATCTTAAACCAGCTTTGCCACCCCATAATAAATAAGAGATAGTTCCGCAAGCTTCTTTATCTCCTTCGTCATAATATTCTTGCGCTCTTGATAAATAAGAATACATTCTTTTTAAAGTTGATAAACTAATATTTTCTTTTTGTGCTAATTGCTGCGCTCTTATTTTACCAACTTGAGTTGCGCATTTATTAT